AGCAAGAGTTGGATAGACTACATGAACGCTCACAAAGTAACAGAGCGAACATCTCTGCTCACGAGGCTGTATGTGAGGAGAGATATAATAACATCATTACAACAATGAACTCAATCAGTGATGAGATGGGCTTGATGCACAAAAAACTTAATCAGGTGTCAGAGCTAGCGAGTCAAGGTAAAACCTCTCTGAAAACACTACTTTGGGTAGGCGCAACAGTTGCAGCGATCGCTACCTTTATTTCTGTGCTATTAAACATACTTCCTAAATGAGTAACAAGTTTTTTCGTCTTAACATTGACAAACTTTTAACTAAACTTCCTGTCCCAGTTACATTCAACGAATCTCAACAGGCAATGATAGATGGCCTCAATGAGAATCGATTCTTTGTGCACATCGCAGCTCGACGCACAGGCAAGTCCTATGCAGCTGCCATTTTAGCTTTTGCCAAACTTTTAGAACCAGGACAGCAAGTGATGGTGGTTGCTCCTAACTTCTCCTTATCTTCAATTATTTGGGATTATGTAACTGACTTAATTAAACAGCTTGAAATTGAAGTTGACCGATTCAATCAAAAAGACAAAGTTGTAAAACTGATTAACGGTTCTGTGTTTCGACTACTATCAGCTAACAATCGAGACTCTCTCGTTGGTAGGGCTGCTAATTTACTTATAGTTGACGAGGCTGCTATCATAACCAATGATGAGTACTTTACTCGTGATTTAAGACCTGCTCTTTCTACATTCAAAGATTCTAGGTGTTTATGGATCTCTACTCCAAGGGGTAAAGGTAATTACCTTTATAGTTATTATCTTAGAGGAGGTGACGAGGAGTATGAAGAATGGGGTTCTGCAGTATACAATTGGAGGTCTAACCCACTCTTATCTGAGAAAGATGTTGAAGAGGCTCGTAAAGCGACAACTCGAGCCTTATTTGCACAAGAATATGAGTGTGAGTGGACAACAACAGAGTCTCAAATTTATGAGTGGCTTGATGAGAAAAAACATATAGGCGAGTATACAGGAGAAAGATTTTTAGAAGTTCTTGGAGGTTTAGATGTTGGATATCGAGATGACAATGTGTTTGTAGTTATAGGTAATGATGGCGATAATTATTACATTTTAGACGAGTATATATCTAAAGAATCAACTACTTCTGAGCTTGCATCTGCAATTCAAGAAAAAATAGACGAGTGGAATATTGACACAATTTACATCGACTCTGCCGCACAACAAGTAAAAGCAGACTTTGCTTACGACTATGACATCTACTGCGAAAATGCAATTAAGTCTGTAAACGATGGTATTAACTATATTCAAGTTTTAATTGAGCAAGACAAGTTATACTTTGACACTCTTGGTGCGTCTCACACATTTTCGGCAATGAGTTCTTACAAGTGGAATCCTAATACTGAAAACCCAAAACCAATTCACGACTGGGCATCTCACCCCTGTGATGCTGTTAGATATGCTATCTACACACATTCAAAAATGAGTAATATTTCAATCTATGCATGATATTAGAGTAATAGTTCTTAATTATAAAAGACCAGATAATGTGCAAAAAATTATAGACGCTTATAGAAATATATTTCCCGTGTCTGTAATAAACAATAATCCTGATCAACCTTTTCCCTACTTAGGTCATCCTATTGATGTTATAAATAATGAAAAAAATTATTACTGTATGGAAAGATGGGTGAGGTGTTTTGACTACAGCGAGCCTTATAAGTTCGTGCTAGACGATGACCTAATTGTTGATCCAAGTAGTATTATTCGTATGCGCAAGAAAAGACAACATGCTATTGGTATTTATGGAAAGTCTGGCGTATCTAAAGCAACAAATTATCTCAGTTTACACGATCACTGGTGTACTAGGAGTGAGGTAGATTTCTTAGTAGGTTCTGGTATCTTAGTTAAGCAAGAAAAATTAGACGAAATTAAGCAACACATTGATCGTGCAGGATATCCTATGCGAGGTGACGATATTATAATAAGTTATCTTCTAAAAAAATATTGTGGAAGCAGGTTATCTACTACAGAGGCTAAAGTCATTAACTTACCTGAAGGTGCTTCAGGTCTTAACACAAATCCTAACCATTTTTCCATGCGATGGAAGGTTGTAGAAAAATTTAAAAATATTGGTTGGTAGTAGGATGAATTTAGTTTAATATGAAAGAGTTAAAAAGATTCCCTATAAAGTATGTAAGAGACTTTATTAAAAAAGAGTACAAACTTAGAGACGAGTGTTATATTTGCAAATCCTCTGAAAAGCTTGAACTTCATCACCTGTATAGTGTAAGCGAACTTTTTAGGCAGTGGTGTTTAGATAATAAAATTTATTCTATTGACAGTGTAGAAGAAATAACTGATTATAGAGTTAAATTTTCAAAAGATTATAGGCAAGAATTATCACATGATAATTTATACACATTATGCTCTAAACACCATAAACAGTTACATACTATCTATGGACAAACTTATTCAAATTATCTAGTACCAAAAATTAGAAATTGGTTAGACATTCAAAGGTTAAAAAATGGCGGAAATTGAAGAATTAAAAGGTTTTAGGAAGTTTGTTGCTGACCGGCTCAAACTCAATCCTGCACAACCTTCAATAGCCTCACTAGAACCTTATGCCTCTCCAGAGACTATAGTTGACTTTGAACAAGCGTACCGTGAAATTGAAGTTGTTCATCGTTCTGTTGAGATGATTATAAATGCTTGTAATGAGATTCCTCTTATTGTAGAGGGAGCATCCCCCTCTAAAAAAGTGAACAAATTATTAAACTTAAGGCCTAATCCTTTTGAGGATAAGTCTCGACTTTTCCGTAGAGCTTTTTTAGACTTCATGCTAGATGGAAATGCTTTTTTCTATTACGACGGGTCTGATTTATATCTTTTACCCGCTAATGATGTTGAAGTAGTTCCAGATTCAAGAACCTTTGTAAGTCATTACAATTACTTAATTTCAAATCAACAATCAGCAGATTTTTTTGGCATTGGAGGAAACAAACAGACACGAAAGTCAGAGGCTATTCAATTTGATCCAAGCGAGATTATTCATGTGATGGCTGAGAATGAAAACTCAATCTTCCGTGGCACTTCAAAGTTAAAACCAATTCTAAAACTTATGGAATTGTATTTTTACATGATTAAGTTCCAAAGACAGTTTTTCAAGAACAACGCATTACCAGGATTTGTTCTCTCAACAGATAACATTTTATCTCAAAGAGTAAAACAAAGATTGCTTGAATCTTGGAGGTCAACTTATTCTACTATTTTTGATGGTGCAAGAAATCCAGCTATACTAGACGGTGGGCTTAAGATTGACCCGTTTTCCTCTGTAAATTTTGATCAATTAGATTTTGAAGATTCAATTGAAAGAATTCAACAAGATATGGCAAAGGCTTTGGGAGTGCCTTACGTTTTACTTAAATCAGGCAACAATGCCAATATCGACGCAAATCAAAAACTATTCTATCTGCACACAATTATACCGATTCTAAATCAATTTTGTTCAGCTTTTGCACACTTCTTTAATAATGGGGTTAGTATTAGACCTGACCGACTAAGTGTTCCCGCACTACAACCAGATAATAGAACTCAGGCTGTCTACTACTCTACTCTGGTAAACACTGGAATTATTACCCCAAATGAAGCTCGTGAAGGATTAAGATTTCCAAAATTAGAGAATAATGATACTATAAGAGTACCACAAAACATTACGGGTAGTGCAACAGATGCTACCCAAGGGGGTAGACCCGCCGAATCTGAGTCTACTGACCCTGCCACAGAGGAAACCAATAATGAAGGATAAAACTTTATATTTAAACAGCTCTTTTGAAACAAAGGCTGCTAAAAAAGGTTCCAAATCATTAAAAATTGCTGGCTATGCTAACACTATTACTAAAGACAGAGCAGGTGATATTGTCACTGCTCAAGCTTGGGCTAAAGGTGTAGAAAACTATCGTCGCAATCCTGTTTTACTTTATCAACATAAACATGACGTTCCGATCGGTCGAGTTGATAAAATTACAGTTGATAAAAAAGGAATTTTTGTTGAAGCAGCTGTATCAGAAGCCGCAGAGAAAAACCAGGGCATCCAAACTTTAATTAAGGATGGAGCCTTGAAAAGTTTTTCAGTCGGGTTTAGAGTTAAGGATGGAAAATATAACAGAGAAGACGACTCTATGATGATTACTGACGTAGAGCTTTTAGAGATTTCTGTTGTGTCTGTACCTTGCAATCAAGACTCGCTTTTTTCGATTAGAAAAAGCTTTGAGTCAGATTCTGATTACGAAGAGTTCAAAAAATCTTTTGAAGGCGCTTCAGAAGAAGAAATTAAA